TGACTGGAGTTCAGACGTGTGCTCTTCCGATCTAGACTGCAGGCGAGAGGATCATTCCCATTGGGCTTGTTCTTTGAGGCACAGACGTGAGTCTCTTCGTCCGATATCACGACAAATACATCGCTATCATTCTTGTTCCAAATCTTAAGATGTAGCTCAAAAAGAGACTGCCCTAAATTCATACCCTCAAGGTATGCAAAGTATATCGGGGAAAATTGAGCTTTCGTACAGACCAGATCGATTTGGAGATTTGCCGTTAGCTCCTTCGAGATTATGAAATCCGAAGAAGGATCAAAGCCGAGGCGCAGGAGAAAGGCAGGAAGTTTTTGCAGAGCAATTTTTTCGATATCCGCCTCTCAGAACTATTGGTAATAAAAAGTCAAGCAAAATTCACTCGCTCAAGTTTATAATAAAAAGATTCACTTTTGAACTGTTTTGTTGTTTGACGTTCACAAATCGCTACTGCAGTTTCCGATTTCTACTCAAAAACTATCTGCAGTATCGAGATAAACAGCGCTGGCGGGTGAAGTTCACCGTGATCACGTTTCCTCTGCGGCGCCGTCCCCCGCCGCCTCCTGCCCCGGTTTGGGACCTTTTCCGGGGAGTTTGCGCACCTTCCTGCTGTCCTTGAGCGCGCGGTGAAGCGCCTGTATGCTTTGCGACAGCGCTCCAACAAGCACCTTGTCTTCCGATTCAAGCACTTCCACGGCCTTTGCGAGAAGACGGCCTATGCTCCCCGTGGGGACGGGGTATGCCTGCTGCTGTTCGGTGCTCATGCCAGGCTGCACGAGGGGAGCTTTGGCTGTCATTTCGCCTTCACCGGTCATAAGCCATACCGGATTAATATCCGTATTCCTGATAATCGATTCTATGGTGGAACTCTTTGGGGTTGTCTTATCGTTTTCCAGATCGGAAAGGCTTCCCTGAGAAATTCTAATTATTTCAGCCAAGTTCTTACCGCTTAATTTCTTGGATTTCCTAAAGGCTTTGATTCTTTTTCCTATCGTGTTCATCCCGTTATATCCGTATGCCTGAAAAAATATCTTGACAACATATCCGTATACCTATTATCATTCCTACTATGCTAAGCACTGAACGAAAGAAAAGAGAACCGGCCGACCCGAACATTGAACGGGAGTATCTGATCAAGCGCCTGATGCGTGAAAAGGGCACGAGCGGGCGGAAGATCGCTCTGGCAAACCAGCTCAGTTGTGAGATGGTCACAGAGACGATCAGGGGCGTGTACAAGTCCGCGCGCGTCCGCCGCATCATCGCCGAGGCGATCGGCACGGAATACGCCGCCCTCTGGGGGGAGGAATAAAGGTTCATGACTGCCCTGCCCCCGTTTCAGTCTCGCCCATCCCGCCCGGCCTTGCCGTGGCTTCGATGCACAGCGCTATGCCGTGGTGCTGCGCCTCCAGGAAATATTCCAGCAATTCCGATTTGTCGTACTGCTCGCGAACGGTCTCGGCGGGCGGATACGCTACTTCCACCGAGCGCCATCGGGACGGGGAGAGAAAATGCCTAGCACGGCGAAGCGCCCTTTCGGGATCGTTCCCAACAATCCAGAAACTGGCGAAGGCGCATTCCAGCCGGTCGCGATACGGGTTATCGCCCGTAGGTATGCATTTCAAACACAGGTAAAACGTCTGAACCTTGCTTTTCATCCGTCTAAACACCCGTCGGGGTCTCCGCACATCGCGGATTCTTTGGTCCGGCAATCCAATAATTTCACGATTGCGGGGGCCCTGTCAATGCCTTTGTTTCGCATCACGCGCAATCCTATCGCCGGGGGGACGGCCTGGCAACTACAAACAGAGGGGAATTTATAGCAATGGGCGAATCGTACCTGGCTATGCGGGACTGTATAGGGCCTTTTACCAAGGAAGTTGCACGCCGGGTCCGCCGATCGTCTTCTCTTGTGTACAAGTGGACGCAGCCCGCCGAAAGCCCTGACGACTCCGGAGAGCGCAACCCGGCCGAGCTGCTCGACGAGATCATGAACGAAGCAGAACGGCGCGGCAGGGACAAACTGGCCCTGGCCCCGCTGTACTGGCTAAACATGGAGCACGGCATAGTCGCGATCAAGATGCCGGCATTGTCAGGCGAGACGCAGATAAGCGCCTCGCTCATCTCGTGCATTAAGGAATTTGCCGAGCTTGCGGCCGCGACATCGGATGCGATAGCAGACAACAGGATATCGACCAACGAGCGCCGGCACATCGAAGCTGAAGGCGAGGAAGCTGTCAGGGCTATTTTTACCCTGCTGTATATCGTCAAAAAGAGTACGCGCTGATGAAACCGTCAGAACCGGGCGAGAAATTGCCCTTGGAGGAGTGATCATGGCCCAGGGTTGGAAAAAGCAACCGGGGAGCAGCCGCAGCAACGAGCAGACAGCGGAGCCGGATACAGGCCGGCCAAAGGTCCAGAGGCTGCTCCTCACCGTTAAAGAAACCGCGTATGCCCTGAACATCTCAGCGAGCACGATCAGGTGCGGGACACACCGGAAGGCAAAGACAAAATTCCCCATCAAACCGGTGCGCATAGGCACGTCGGTGCGATTCGACCTGAGGGACGTAATGGCATATATCGATCAGATGAAGAAGGATGCGGAATGACCGGGCAGGACATTGTTTACATCATGGCAGGCTCGCTACTGGCCTGCCCGGCCGCATCCCTGTTGATCCTCTTTTTGATATCCAGGAAGAGAAAGGTGCGAGGGGGCGGATGATGGGCAACATCGAGGCGGGTAGAAACAAACAGCGAAAGTACATGATCGGGATGTTTGTGGGCGTGCTGGCCGTCGCGTATGTCGCGGCCCTGATCATCGCATTTATACAAGAACAACGGGCCGCATTTCGCGCGGGGTACGCCCAGGCCTGCGCGGACGTCCGGGAGACGATCGTCACGAGACTCTACGACGAGAAGCCTTTTCACATCGTCGACTGCGGGATCCATTTCAAACGCACAGCCGACCGGACCTTCATGGTCTGGTTCGACGATCAGGCGTCCGCCGCAGGCCCCGTCCGTACTGCTGACAGGTTGATCGGGCGATAGCGCCAAAACCGGGGAGCACGGGCTGCCCTTTCCACAGCCTGACGGCTCGCCTCAGCCCGCTCCCCGGCCCTTATCCTGGAGGCACATGACAGGAGGCGGTCATGGAACAGCAAGCGTTGATTCCCGAAGAAAAGACGATGCGACGGAGGGTGCTCAGGGCGGATGCGCCCGTGAAGGGCACGATCGTGGGCATCGTGCGGACGCGCGAGGTTTTTATCAACGGTGTGGAGTTGCTGCATGAGGACAGCCTGCGGCTGATGAACCATTCCCCGACAGGTTTCGCGTGGGGCTACGGCGGAAGCGGGCCCGCGCAGCTCGCGCTGGCCATTCTGCTGAAGTTTGTCGACGAGCGTACGGCGCTGGAACTGCACCAGTCGTTCAAGCGCGAGGTTGTTGCACAGTGCGATGCGCGCCAGCCCTTCTGCATAACAGGAAAGCACGTCAAGGCATGGCTGGGGTCCAAGGGGGTGCGCGTATGAAGGCAAGCCCAAGGCTCGACGTCTCCCCATTCCTCCCCTGCATAGGGGAGGCAGTGCATCTCTGGACCCTGTTCATTCTGCTCGCGAACCTCCGGGAGCAAACGCCGAAGAAAAAACCCATTTCACGGGCGGGCACAAATTATCTGACGGAAGCTGAAGAAAAGCAGCTATTCACCTTTTTGAAAAACCGTAAAGACCGGCAGGCCGAGCGCGATTTCGTGATGCTCAAGTTCGGCAGGCTTACCGCGTTGCGTCGCGGCGAGATCCTTGCCCTCAACGTGGGCGACGTCGCCGCCAAGGACAGGCTGGTCGTCAACGCGCGGATCGCGGAGAAAGGAGCGCTCGGTGTGGTCTCCATTGCCAAGGAGCTGCGTGAGGTCCTCACACGTTTCCTGAAACTGAAACGCGCCTGGAAAGAGTCTCTCGAGGATGATGCTCCGTTGTTCGTCAGCAAGAAGGGACACCGGCTCTCGCTTCGCGCGTTCAACGACCTGATGGATAAATGGTGCAGGGCGGCCGGGATTGCACGCTACACGCCTCATGCGCTCAGGCACACCAAGGCGCAGAGAATCATGAATGACACCAGGCACCTGACCGACGAAGAGAAGAAGAAGGCGCTGCTCTTCACGAAGAATCAGTTGCGCCACAGGTCGCTTAATGCGACCGCCGTTTACACGCAGCCCACGAAGGAAGAGATGGAACGCGTGGGGGAGATATAACCATGCTGCGCGATGTGTGGACGGAGGAAAAGCTGGGGCATCTGAGGATGTATGTCGAGAACGACTTCCCACAAGAGCATGTGAAGTTTTTGCTCAACGTGGACGACGAGCAACTCAAGGAAGGGCTGCGGAAGATTGAAGCCTCGGAGGGAATGACATGAGTGTGGAAGAGAAGCGCACGGGCGGACAGATTTGCGGGCAGCAGTACCTCGTGTTGTTGGAATCAACCTGGGACGCGACCAGGCAGGAGTGGACACACAACTGTGGCGAAATACTCATGAATGCAACAGTCGCGCATCCCATTTGGGACGGGCCTTTTTCGTGTTCGGGCAGCGGTCGATGCCACCACGAGACTATTCCCTACTGTCCCAGGTGCGAGACAAAGCCTGATTTTCAGGGCGCGCCGATCGACCTGACAAACCGGAGGGCATTGCTATGAGCAGGCAGGCGGCCGGGGCGCAGGCTTCAGGCGGTGTCGATATCACGAATTTTCTCGCGCTCAAGTACCAGGAGCTTTTCGAATGGTGCTATCAAGAAGGCTCCAAGGTCGACTCATTCATGGAGGACGTGCAGGCGCGCCTCCCGAAATACTACGAGGCGATCATCGGGTGCGTGAAACGGATGGCCGCGGAGTCGGAACAGGAGAGCTACCGGGGCATCGAGGAAGCTCAAGGCCGGGCAAAGAACCTGTTCGCCCGGGCAATCGAGAGGCTGAAGGAACTCAAGAGGACGCAGGCATGAAGATCACCAGGAAGGATGCGAAAGAAATAGCGCGGGCCATCATGGCCATAAAAAAGAAGGCAAAGGAGCCGGGCCGCTGATGGCGAGCACAAAGCATTTCAACCGCGGTAACGTCTGGGGGAGGGTAGTCGAAGCAGTCGCCAAAAAGAAAGGCAAAACGACGCCCTACCTCCAGCTCAAGATCGACTGCTCGTCCGATCGCTACGGCAAGGTGAAGACGTTCGGCCGCATATGGGGCGCCGATCGTATCAAGGCGTTCATGGAGCTTTACAAGGCGCACAAGACAAAGATCATTCGCTTTACGGGCTTCCTGCAGCAGTACCGGACCGAGGATGCAAAAACCTACAACAATTACACGTTCTATGAATGGACGGTTGCGGAGGGCAAGGAGCCGCGCGCGGCCTTTATCATTGTCGGGGACGTGACGCAGAAGGGCACGATGCTCGGCGAAGGGAGGCTTGTCGTCGACCTGCTGCGGAGCGGACCGGATGAGGACGTGCCGGTGGAGGAACATTTCGAGCTGTGGACGGCCGGCGCGTCAGAGGTCGCCGAGATCGAGGAAGGCAGGACATACGAACTGAAAGGCATGATCAGGCCGAAGGAGCCGGAGGACGAGTTCGGTGGCCGGAGCGGGCAAATTAAAGCCTATGTGATGGCCATCCAGCGGCGGGGGGAGGCGCAGGAGGAAGCATGAGAATAGTAACGGTTACTGTGACAGGCGCGGACGATTCGGTCGAGCCAAAACGCCTCTATGAAATCTGGAAGCAATATCCGCTTGTCGAATGGGGCATCCTTTTCAGCGCCAAGTATGAAGACTCCGCCCGTTTTCCCTCGCGCGCCTGGCTGATAGACTTGGGCATTTTGCTTCAGCGTGGCATGGCTGCATCGGCGCATCTCTGCGGTGAGTACATGCGCCCGATGCTGTGTGAATGGGTGATGAAAGCAATGCCCTTTTCCGATGACTTTCAAAGGGTTCAGCTCAACTTTCACGGCATCCTTCAGCATCCGATCTGGCCGCGCCTTCTCGCGAATGTCAACAAGCTCATGAAACCTATCATTGTTCAGATGGATGGGGTAAACGACCGTATCTATACCTTCCTGAGAGCAGCCTATCCTTTTACATACCCGCTCTTTGATCGCTCCGGAGGAGCGGGCATAGTTCCGGAACAATGGCCCGCACCGATCGGCTACTGCGGTTATGCCGGCGGCCTCGGGCCGGACAACCTCGAGGCCGAACTGGTGAGGCTTGAGCAGGTCGTAGGCGATCGCGAGATATGGATAGACATGGAAACGCACGTACGATCAGACAACAACAAGGTCTTCGACCTCGACAAGGTTGCGCGATGTCTTGACATAGTCCGGAAGTTCACCGACAGGCAAAAAGCGGGGACGGCATGATCTACATGGCCACAACGAAGATCCCGGTAGAGCAGACCGCAGGAGAGATCATGGCGCTTCTGGCCAAGCATGATGTTCAGAAAATGACCCTGGACTACGATACCGGCGGCCTATCGGGCCTGATTTTTTACATTCGGCACAAAGACAAAAATGAGAACACAATGCTTCTCCCGTTCCGAATGCCGGTGCGCTGGCAGCCGACGTTAAAAGCAATGACAGACGATCGCAAGACGCCGGCATACCTGTGCACCGAGGACCAGGCGCGTCGCGTTGCCTGGAGGATGAGCCTGCGGTGGCTGGAGGGTCAGGTCGCATTCGTCGACACCGGTCAGGCAGACATGAAGGAGATCATGCTGCCCTACCTTATCGTCGAAGAAAAGGAGTCATCGAGCCGCACGCTCTACGAGGTAATGGCGAGGAGGAACTTCCCGGCACTGAAGCCGGGGTCCGATTTGGAGATAATCGATGTATAGAGCCATCCGGTTGCGGTACGGCCCGTGCAATGACGATCACGGTGCCTTCTCTTAATCACCGCTTCATCTACGGCCTCACCTTCAATCCCTTCGAGAGGGTTTGGAGGATGCAGGCCGAGAGGACCTGCGCCGGCTGCACGGGCTACGACATCGTGTGGGACAGGCTACAGAAAAGGATGTGTGGTTACTGTCTGGTGTTCGATGTTTGGCAGCCGACGAGGAAGCCGAACGGAGTGTGTGTTTACAACGCCAGAGTAAGAAGACAAACCAAGGGAGGAGGAGATGAAGAACAAACTGATCGACCTCAATAACCATTTGTTCGCGCAATTGGAAAGGCTTTCCGACGAGGAGACGACGGGGAAGGTGCTTGAGGAGGAAATCAGCCGGTCGAGAGCGGTCGCTGACGTGGCCCGGCACATCATCGACAACGCGCGGCTCGCGCTCGATGCCGAGAAGGAAAAAGGCAAGGGGAACATCATCGACCCGCCGGAAATGATAGCAGTCCAGGCAAGTCATGGCGGTTAGGTACACGGGCGAACAACTCAAGTTTCTGGAGGACGGGTATAAACAGATGGCGGTCAGAGATCTGGTCCCCGCGTTCAATAAGAAATTCGGGCGGATCATTTCTCCCGGCCAGATC